CCTATAGGAGTGGCCCATATCGGCGGAGAGGAGCCGATACAAGCAGGTTCAAATCCTGCCCTGCCCCTGCAAAAATAGAAGCCACTGGGTACGCCTGATGACGAGGCTCCCGGCCAGCGGAGGGCGGCCCCACAACAATAGAATGAGCCCTTGCAAGTGTACGGCGCCGGCGGCAGTGGGCTGGCCGGGCAGACCGCCGGTGGGCCGTACAAAAATCGAAAGGAGCAAACCAATGACTGACAAAACTGCCGATAGAGACTGGTTGATACAAAGGCTTATGGAAATGCCGGCAGAGATAGAAGCAGCCGAAAGTGAGGTTATCCAGACTGCCATAGACGTCGAGGTTGCAACGATTGCTCTTAGAGACAAAGAGGCTGCCCTTTATAACGAGGGAAAATATCATCTGGCTGCCCTCACTGCGTCCGAGCAGACAACCGTTACTTTGAAAGAAAGAGACTTGTCCAAGCGCAGACTAGCTTACAACCATAAGCGGAACGAGTTTTCAGCACTGAAAGCGATCGCCCGTCTGATACCTGGTCTAGTAGAACTGAAAGGAGAAAACCAATGAGTATAAGCCTGATAGAAGCCATAGAGGACTTCGGCATCCCAGAGGAGCCGGAACAGCGTGAACGGTTCAAAATAGAGACGAAAGACCAGAGCATCTGGGCGCTTCGGAAGATCGCCCAGGCAAAGGCTGCCCAAGATGAAAACACGAAGGCGGCCCAGGCAGAGATAGATCGCATCGCTGCCTGGCGGAACGATGAGAATGAAAAGCTGCAGCGGAGCATCTCCTTCTTCGAGGGGTTGCTACACGAATACTTCTTGGTGCTGAGGGAAAGTGATCCGAAGTTGAAAACATTAAAGCTCCCCCACGGCGCCCTGAAGATGCGAGCGCAGCAGCCGGAGTTTCTGTATGACGATACCGACCTGCTTCCCTGGGCAAAGGAAAACCTGCCTGAGGCCGTGGTCGTGAAGGAGTCGGTCTCAAAAACACCAGTCAAAAAGCATATCAAGGAAACCGGCGAGATGGTTCCTGGCGTTCAGATGGTGGAGAGGCCGGACAAATTTAGTGTCGAGGTGATATAGATGGCGACGTTTCGGAAAGCTGTTAAAAGCAGGGCCAAAGCTAGGGTCGGAATTATCGGCCCTAGCGGGTCCGGCAAAACCTACACGGCGCTTAAGATCGCTTCTGGGCTAGGTGGGAAGATAGCTGTTATCGATACGGAATTCGGGTCGGCTTCAAAGTATGCACAGGAGTTTGACTTCGATGTATGCGAGTTGACCAATTACGATCCTAGAAATTACATCGATGCTATTAAGGTGGCAGGGGACGCAGGGTATGACGTGGTTATTATTGACAGCTTGTCTCACGCATGGGCAAGCGAAGGCGGGGCCCTGGACATGGTAGAGAGGCTGAAAGTGAAGTATAAGGGGAATAAATGGGCAGCATGGAACGAGGTCACGCCCATCCAGAACCAGCTGATTAATGCCATGCTGCGCTCACCCGCCCATATAATCGCAACATTGCGCTCCAAGATGGATTACGTACAGACGAAAGACGAAAAGGGATCGACAGTCATCCGCAAGGTTGGAATGGCTCCTATCCAGCGAGAAGGACTGGAGTATGAGTTTGATGTTATCGGAGATATGGATCTGGCGCACAATTGGGTTATATCAAAAACCCGCTGCCATGCCTTGGATAATGCAGTCATCTCCAAGCCGGGCGAGGACGTGGCGCAGGTCCTGAATGAATGGCTATCGGACGGAGCAGACCCGCAGCCATTAACGCAGACACCGGAAAGGCCATTGCCGACATCGCAGCCACAGCAACCACCACGAGCAGAAGCTCCACCAGTATACAGCAAAAATAATAACGGCGCCTTGTCGGGCATGTCTACTAATTCCCAGCAGACAAAAATACATATCGAGGCCGAGAAAAAGGGTTACGATGTGGCGGCCTTGATTAAAAAGCGTAATATCGAATCCGGTAGCACAAAGGACCTGACCAAGCAGCAGGCCAGCGATCTTATCACCTGGCTCCTCAAAGCCCCACCAGCTCCGGCGGCAAAAGGACCGCAGGGCGTAGACCCGAACACAGGCGAGGTCATGGATGGCTCACCGGCTGGTGGCCGCATGCGTGAACCGGGTGAGGATGATGACATTCCCTGGGTGCCTGAACAAGAAGCGCCGCCGTTTTAACGTCTCTTTAGGGAGAGGAGAGAATAAGCGATGACAAGGCTTGAAAAAGCACTGCTAGATGCAAACGCTTTAAAAGAATATCTTATGGAAAATGCCTGCCCGCATGAATTTGGGATGGATGAAAGATAGGAGTGGTCCCTGCGACGCCAGCATGGAGGACTGCGAGGAATGCTGGAACGAAGACGTAGACGAGGCGAGGTATGATGAACCGGCCAAACAGACGTGAGCTCGACCCCCGCTGTGCAGAAGAAATCCAGAGGATCGCCCCGGACGCCGTTGCCCGGGGCTGGTCCCCCGAACTCCTCTGGGAACAGCGGTTCTGGAACATTTGCGCAGGTGGTGAGAACCGGCCCGGCCTGGCCGCTCTGATGAGGCCGGGGGATCGGATTACCGATGTGACCGAACTATATATCGAGACGACGAATGAGGGCGTAAAACAGCGATTCTATCACCCAGATTTTTGGAAGAAGCATGCAATCAGTGAATAATTATGCAGGCTGCCCTGTTCGTGATGGGTGGGGCAGCCTTAAAGAAGGAGAGGGAGACATGAGCAAAATAACCGTTACCACTCAAGCTGAATGGGATGCCGTTGATAAGGACTTCGAGGGGTATATCTACATTAAATCTAGCCCGGACAGTTGCCTAATAGTAGCTGAGCGGAAAGGCTGGGGGGTCGTAGCCCGGGAGAACTCCTCTGTCGAGGCCTGGGAGAACTCCTCTGTCGAGGCCCGGGAGAACTCCTCTGTCGTAGCCTGGGGGAACTCCTCTGTCGTAGCCTGGGGGAACTCCTCTGTCGTAACCCGGGAGAACTCCTCTGTCGAGGCCTGGGGGAACTCCTCTGTCGTAGCCTGGGGGAACTCCTCTGTCGTAGCCCGGGGGAACTCCTCTGTCGTAGCCCGGGAGAACTCCTCTGTCGAGGCCCGGGAGAATGCCCAGATCGCCAAATATTCAGACATAGCGAAATTAACCACATCCGGCAACGCCCGGATCGTGAATGGATATCCTCAGACCATCGAGGAATACCTCGATCTGCACGGCATAGCGCATAAGGACGGGGTGGCAACCCTGTATAAGGCTGTTCGTAATGATCTGTGTTCCTTCCATGTTCATCCCGGCGTCTGGTATGAAGTCGGCAAAACCATACAGCAAAAATGCGACCCCGACGTAAGCCGTGACTGCTCTTTCGGTCTGCATGTTTCACACCTTCAGTTGGCGCTGGACTTCGGCAGAGGTAATAGCGATAAATTCAAGATCATAGAGGTCGCTGTTCCGATTGCCAATATCGTGTTGCCGCATCGATGTGACGGAAAAGTCAGAACATCGGAATTGACAGTGCTGCGGGAAGTACCGCTGGAAGAGTGCGGTCTGTACGGGAAGATGCTGGCCAAGAGGCGGGAGAAAGAAAAGGCAACTGCCGGGTAATGCCTTTCAATTCATATAAATCCTGCCCGGGCTCCGGTCCGGGCGGGGTAACCTTTTAGGGGGGATGGTGAGGGAAGAAGAATGTATATCAGTTTTCACGACTTACAAATAGAGCAAAAGCGTAATCTTGACTATAAACTTGAAACAGCAGTAAAGGCCATAAAATCCGGCCTGGCTGTATGCAAGCATCGGCCGGCGATAGCCTTCTCAGGAGGAAAGGACAGCACTGTCCTCTGGCATCTGATACGGACACGCTTCCCGGAATGGGCAGACCGGATAGTCGTCATCTACGGGAACACCGGCGTAGAATATCCGGAATGCGTCCGCTTTGCGCGCCAGCTGGGTGAGGAATGGGGAAAGGAAACCGCAGGATTTTACGAGGCCACTCCCGGCCGCACTGAAGCGGACGGATTGAAATATAAGGCGCAGCAAGAAGTACTGCAGCATCTGATCAAGACCGATCAGGTCAGGTCCGTCCTGAAGGCTGACGGGAAGCTGAAAACGACGCAAGCTCTGGAGAGGGCTTGCCCTCCCGAACTGCGAGGAAAATTCGAACGAGAGCGGTTGATCTGGCCTGCCGGGACAAGAAAGAGCTATAGGTGGTGCGTAGACCAGTATGGCTGGCCACTACTGGGAAAAGCCAGGAGCAAACTCAAGGCGCGTCGGATCAACATCGATTGTTTCTTGCGGTTCAGCCATAGCGAAAGTACTGACAAAAAACTGCTAAGCTATTACGACTTGCTTCGGCAGGTGAAGTTTTCTCAAGCATGCTGCGACATTCTCAAAAAGGAACCGTCCGAGCGGTTGCAAGCGCAGCTGGACGTGGATGTGATATTTAAGGGCCTGATGGCATCGGAGAGCCGGACGCGGCAGACCAATTTCGTCACTAGAGGATACCTCTTCCGGTCGCACAGAGATCACCTGGGGGGCAATCCATTCTACCACTGTAACCCGCTTTCAATCTGGACGGATGATGATATCTGGGAATATATCAGGCGGTTCGACGTACCCTATGCGTCACTGTATGACATGGGATGGAGAGACGATCAGGGTGTTTTCCACAAGATCAAGCGCAACGGCTGCATGGGATGTGCTACAGATTTACTGTTCCCGAACAACCACATGGCAATGCTGAGGCGCACACATCCGCGGTACTGGGAGACGTATATGAGGAGAGGCATGGCCGCTGAAATTCAGAAAATTCAAATTGCCAAAAGGGGCGGGCAGATGTCCATGTTCGATATGTATGATACCGAATACTTAATTGAGCGCTCGCCATGTGTATTTGATAGCGTCGAGGACCTGGTCATGTATGATGTCACGATGGAAGAGTATGACCCGGAGGTAGCGTAATGAATACGTTTCCGGATAGAAAATACGATATCGTTTACGCTGATCCGCCTTGGAGCTACCGGGACAAAGCCGCTGCGGGGAACAGGGGAGCCGGGTTTAAATACCCATGCATGAATCTAGAGGCAATCAAAGCCCTGCCCGTAGGAGATATGGCCGCCGAATCCTGCGCCTTGTTTTTGTGGGTTACAATGCCCTTCCTACAGGAGGGGCTGGACGTGCTGGCTGCCTGGGGATTCATCTATAAGACCGTAGCCTTTACCTGGATCAAGACCACAAAGCACGGCAAGCTATGCTGGGGTATGGGCAACTGGACACGGGCCAACACAGAGGTCTGTTTGCTGGGAATCAAGGGCAAACCGAAGAGGATTAGCGCCGGTGTCCATCAGGTGATCATGGCGCCGATCCGGGAACACTCCCAAAAGCCAGATGAAGTAGGGGAGAGGATCGTTCAGTTGTTAGGGGACGTGCCGAGGATAGAGCTATTTGCTCGGAAGAGGGCGCCCGGCTGGGCCGCCTGGGGAAACGAAGTCGGAAAGTTGGATGGGTTAGTAACGGATAAAAAACCAACCGAAGATCGTGGATAGCTGGGGGTAAAAGTTAGTATGGGTGATACAGAAGGCAGATATATACGCATTAAATCAAGATTTTGGAGCGATGAAAAGGTAGTGTCTTGGGACAACGACACAAAACTACTTGCTCTTTATCTTTTAACATCGCCGCACAATAATATTTTAGGCTGTTGCGTCCTTCCCGAACTGTATATATGCGCTGATTTAGAATGGTCTGCCGAACGGTTAAGCAAACCGTTTCAAAAACTGCTTGACGATGAGTATATCAAATACGATAAAAACTGCCGCCTATTATTCATAAAAAACTATCTCGCGCATAACCCAATACGCAATGGCAATCAGGTAGTGGCAGCCAACAAGCAGCTTAGAGAACTACCTAAAAGCCCATTACTGCAAGACTTGAAACAGTCTATCAAACAGTTAAGCAAACCGTTCCTTGAACCGTTATTGAAACAGATCGGCGATCCTGTAACTGTATCTGTAACTGTATCAGTAGATAAAGATATAAAAGATCTATGCGCGCCGTCAGGCGCGCCGGAAAGTGCACCTCAACCAGAACCTTTGTCAGCCAGCGATAATAACGGAGAAGCAGCGGGCCAAGACCCTGCACCTAGTGGAGAAGCAGCGCGTAGCGCGGGCCATGATCCCAAGGGTGAAGGCGAGCAGCAGGCCAGGACACCGTTTAAGAGCAAAAAACAGGAAGCTAGATTTGATCAGTTTTGGGCGGCCTTTCCCAAGAAGCGGTCGAAGGGTCAGGCGGAGAAAGCGTGGGTAAAGCTCCAACCGGACGAGCAGCTTCTGGATGTCATATTGACAGCCATTGAGCAGGCCAAGAAATCCGAGGAGTGGCGCAAAGAAAACGGGCGTTTTATCCCTTACCCGGCTTCTTGGCTGAACGCCAAGGGATGGGAAGACGAATATATCAACGGCATTCCGCCCGATGAGCATAAACCTAAGCCTTCGCCTACGGAAACGACGGACTATACTGACGTTTATATAACTTAAGGGGGGGTGATCCCTTGCGTGTCATACTAGGCGACCATGCCCGGCAGCGCTTCCGGAGCCGGGGCGGTACCGGAAAACTCTCTCCTGCCCGGGTGGAAAAGAGCCTGCAGCACACTTTGCGCTTGGGGGTGGCCATGATGAATGATGCGGTTAGGACGCAGATCGACTATCACCTCGATGCGGTCTGTATGCCTTTGAGCGGGGCGGAAGGAGGGAGCTGGATATGCGTGACGGTGGAGCCGAGGGAGCCCAGGGAGACAGCTTGATTGAGGTGCGGCTGCCGAAATGCAGGGTGTTCTTGACACCGGCAGAGATCGGCTATTTGCTCCGGAAGGACCCGTATTTTTTCGCAACGGTCATCGGCCGGAGCAAGGGGATACTGAGGGCCAGGGCCGGCCTGGGAGAGGAGAAAAACCGATGGCTACACAAAAACAGATTAATTTCATCCTGGCTCTCTATGAAAAACTGGGGCAGGAGCCGGAAGACGACATTGAGGAGCTATCCACAAAGGAGGCCCACAGCCGGATTAAGGAGCTGCTGGCGATGAAAGGGGATGTAGGCAGGTGACCCGCCTCACCCATCAGCAGGCACAGAAGCTGGGCATCCAACCGCGGTCGAAACCGGCCGCGGCCCCCAGCCCGAAGGAGAGGGATATCCAGCGGCAGATTAAGGAGTACCTGCAGTGGCAGGGCTGGTTCTGCGTGAAGATACATCAGAGCTTAGGCAGCTACCGGGGCATCGCCGACCTGTACGCCATACGGGACGGCCGCTCCATCTGGATCGAGATAAAGACCTCTGCCGGCAGGCAGTCCGACGACCAGAGGCAATTTCAGGCGGACATAGAGGGGCACGGGGGAACGTATATTGTGGCTAGGAGTGTGGAGGATGTGGAGAAACTGGGGAGGGGAAAGAAGTGAATAAGATGTCTCTTAAAGAAAAGGAGCTTGAGCAAGAGCTTATCGATCTGCTCAGAACCAAAAAGATAGAACTCTGGAATGAAAACAAAAAGCTGAAAGCTGCTTTAAGAGTAGCTGGTGAGGCTATGCAGGAATTTGTGGATAAGGTAGAACGCGGAGAAATATGGTCAAAGCGCACATATGAGAAATTTAAAGAGATTTTATCCGCTTACCAGGGGAGAGATGAGGAATGAAATACCTTGAGTATTTTGCCGCTGGCTTCTTCTGTGCGCTGGGAGCTGTGACAGCGATTGCGATTGTATGCTGGGTTGTGGGGTTGCTGGGATGATACTGGGGGGTTGGCTATGCGTGTTTTAGATGCAACTTGCGGCAGCCGTATGATATGGTTTGACAAGCAGAATCCAGATGTCCTGTACATGGACAACCGGCAATTGACATCAGTTTTATGCGACGGCCGCATACTCAACGTGGCGCCTGATATGGTAGCGGACTTCCGGCATATGCCATTCCACGACAACACCTTTTACTTAGTTGTTTTCGACCCGCCGCATTTAAGGAGTGCCGGTAAAGAATCCTGGCTAGCTAAGAAGTACGGGCTGCTTTCTGATGACTGGCAAGCCGATATCCGGCAGGGTTTCAGCGAGTGTATGAGGGTGCTGAAGTCAAACGGCGTATTAATCTTCAAGTGGAATGAGGACCAGGTCAAGTTAGGAGAGGTGTTGAAGGCTGTCGGCAGACGACCTCTTTTCGGGAACAGGAGAAGTAAGACGCATTGGATGGTGTTTATGAAATGAAGCAAAAACCCCCACCGGAGTGAGGGCATATGAAAAAACCAGCTAAATTAAGTATATCAAATCCGGCGAGGGGTGGCAATAGAATGGCTAAACGACAGAAAAAATCAGATATAGAGAAAATCATAGAGCGGGCGGTAAAGGAAGGTATTGAGGCTGGACGCAAAGAGGCGGAGCGGGCGCCGATAGATGCGTACAGGGCCACCGAGCGCCGGCTGTATGCCCTGCCAGTACTGGTGAAAAAAGTCCAGGACGCCCGGGAGAAGCTACAGGAGCTGCTTGACCACGGCCTGCACGAGAGGAGCAGGGATGTTGTCCGGTTCCATCGCTCCGGCCGGCGGCAATCCCAAGATGAAATCTTTGACGCACTTGTTACCGATATCAAGTCCGGTATCGCAGCTGATGAGACGGAGATAGAAACGATTAAGAAGGCGCTAAAAAATATCGAAGATGACAACTACTACCTGGCTGTCAAGGGGAAATATATCGACGGCCTTTCCGATGACGAAATTGCAAAAGCGGTTTCTTGCGACCCCAGCACCGTGAGGCGTAATAGAGGCCGTCTGGTGCGGATTCTGGCGGTTTGGCTCTACGGTGCTGAGGCGGTTTGAGATGCACAAATGGCGTGCACAAAAGATGCACTTTACAGGCGCACAAATGGCGTGATATGATTTTTACAATGGAAAAAGTGTCAGGAGCCGTCCGAGGGGGCGGCTTTGTTGCAGGAAAATGCTCCCTTTTGTCGAATAAAGTAGGCGGGAGGGGGGTGAGGAAGTGGATTGTAAATTCTCAATATCAGCTCGTTTTAACGAATATCATAATATTTTAAATGCGATACAGTATCTCATAGAGCATGAAGACGAAGCCAATAACGATAGGCCAATTAGGAAAAGAGTCGATTTGGAATTATTACAACGGGAGCTAATTGAAAACGGGGGAGATAATATAACTCAGGCACAACTTGACTGTATTATCATGGTTTTATTACATTTTGTACCTGATAGTATTAAAGTTTAGGAATGTAATTTAAGAGCCTTCGGGCTCTTTTTTATTTCACGTGAAATATGTGAGGTGCCGATATGACACCTAACGAAATGCTCCAAATGCTATCCACTATCTGGGCGGCCTGCGCTGAATATCCCGATGCGGAGCATGGGGAGATATTGGGGCACATAGAGAAGTTGCAATCTTTAGTATTCCAACTAAGAGGTGGTGAGAATGGCTAATGAGCGTTTGACTCGAAAACAGCAAAAATTTGTACAGGAGTATTTGATTGACTTAAACGCTACTAGGGCGGCGGAGAGGGCTGGTTACAGTGAGCGGACTGCTTATAGCCAGGGCCAGCGCCTGTTGAAACATGTTGAAGTGAAAAAAGCTATTGACGCTGCTATTGAGCGTCGTAATAAACGACTCGAGGTCACCCAGGATCGGATTATAAAAGAGTATGCTAGGTTAGGTTTCTTTGATCCCCGGCAGTTGTTCCGACCTGATGGCAGCCCGAAGGACATCACCGAGCTTGACGATGACACTGCCGCAGCCATAGCTGGCTTGGAAGTGATGGAGATATGGGAAGGCCGAGGAGAGGATCGGCGGTTTGTCGGGTACTTGAAGAAGTATAAGTTGGCAAACAAGATAGGTGCCCTGGACAGCATAGCCCGGCACCTGGGCATGTTCAATGACCGTCTGGAGCTGGGGGGCAAGGTAAGTGTTGATAATCCCTTCGCCGGTCTCACCACTGAAGATCTGAAGAAGCTGATCGAGGATGATGGATAAGGAACGAATAAAAAAATGTGCCAAGCTGGAACTCGCACGCCGTGAGTTCTTTTATTTTTGCCATTTGCTAGCCCCGGATTTCTATAAGGATGACCGGCCACACCTGAAAACGCTTTGTGACAACTTCCAGGACTTTTACGAGAGCGACGATGATATTGCTATTTTCAACCTTCCCCCGCGTCATGGGAAGTCACGGACCGCGGGCCTTCTGGCGCAGTGGGTGTTCGGGAAGAACCAGAACGAGAAGATTATGACGGGCTCCTATAACGAGACCTTGTCAACAACCTTCTCTAAAGCAGTCCGGAATGGTATCCAGGAGCTAAAGGTGGATTCAGACAGGGTGGTTTACTCCGATATTTTTCCCGGCGTCCGGATAAAAAAAGGCGACGGCGCCATGAATCTTTGGTCCCTGGAAGGTGGACACAGTAATTACTTGGCCACTAGCCCGACGGGGACAGCTACCGGCTTCGGCGCCACCCTGATGATCCTGGATGACTTGATCAAAAATGTGGAAGAAGCTTGCAACGAAAACACCTTAGAAAAACACTGGCTTTGGTTTACCGATACCATGCTTAGCCGTCTTGAAGAGGGCGGCAAAATCATCATCATTATGACCAGGTGGGCTACCGGAGACTTGGCCGGGCGGGCCTTGGAATACTTCCGGGAAGAAGAGAAGAAAGACGTCCGGCTGCTGACCATGAAGGCGCTCCAGGATGACGGCAGCATGCTCTGCCCGGATATCCTCTCCCGGGAAAGCTATGATACCAAGGTCCGGGCGATGAGCCCCGATATCGCTTCTGCGAACTATCAGCAGATCCCGATTGATATTAAGGGCAAGCTGTATAGCAGCTTCAAGACATACGAGAAGCTGCCTGTGGATGCCAAGGGGAATTCTCTTTTTACCGGCATCTACAGCTACTGCGACAGTGCCGATGAGGGGGATGATTACCTGTGCAACATCATCTGGGGCGAGTATCTGAAAGAGGCGTATGTCCTGGATGTGATATACACCAAAGAGCCCATGGAGATCACAGAGCCGGCAGTTGCCCAGGCTCTGTTTAATTCCAAAGTGAACCGAGCCCGCTTTGAATCCAACAGCGGCGGGCGGTCCTTTGCCCGGAACGTACGGCGGATCTTGGAGCAGGAACTGGAAAGCAATCACACAAGCATCAGCTGGTTTCATCAGAGCAAGAACAAGGTGGCCAGGATTATTTCTAACGCAACCTGGGTTATGAATCACATCTACTTCCCGATCAACTGGCGGGATAGGTGGCCGGACTATTACCGGGCTATGACTACCTACCAGCGTGAAGGGAAGAACGCTCACGACGATGCGGAGGATGCCACAACCGGAATAGCAGAAACGATGTACCTCATAGGGGGTTAGCATATGAGCGTGTGGGGGACGGTGAAAAATTTTATCATGAAGATGCTACGGATTCAACCGGCCATTGAAAACCGAATCATCACAATTAGAGAACCTTTCAGCTACGAGGCCAACGCCCTCCGGAACCACCTCTGGTACCGGGGAGAACCGTCTGAACTTGATCAGTTTTTCAAGCAGACGGCTGCCGACCCGGTAAGCCAGTCCCGTTTCTGGGCGGCGGTACCCAGCGCAGACCTGGGCATCCGGAAGATACACTCCGGGCTGCCGGCAATGATTGTAGAACGCCTTGCCGACATTGTGATTGCCGACATGGACAGCATTGACCTGCAGAAACAGGCTGATACGGATCTGTGGACAGAAATCAACCAGGACAACGGCTTTGATAAGCTTATGGGCGAATCCATATCTGATGTTCTGATAGCTGGCGACGGCGCCTTCAAGATCACGGTTGATACCGCCGTAAGCCAGTATCCCATCATCGAATTTTTCGCTGGGGAGAGAGTGGACTATAAGCGAACCCGGGGCCGGCTGCAGGAAGTCCTGTTTTTCACGGACTATGTGGTGAAGAAAAAGGACTACAGGCTGGAGGAGACTTTCGGGCAGGGTTACATCAGGTACCGGCTGCTTGATTCTGCCGGCAAGGAAGTGCCGCTGTCCACCGTGCCCGGGCTGGCAGAGCTGGTGGATGTGACATACCCCGGCGAATTCATCATGGCTGTGCCGGTGCAGTTTTTTAAATCGCAGAAGTGGGCGGGCCGGGGTAAGTCAATCTTCGACTCCAAGTCAGACAGCTTTGACGCTCTTGACGAAACGATATCGCAGTGGGTGGACGCCATCAGGGCCGGCCGGGTGCAGAAGTACATCCCGGAAGATTTAATACCGAATGACCCCAAGACGGGGGCGCTATTAAGGCCAAATCCGTTCGACAATCAGTTTATCAAGATTGGCACGGTGATGGCCGAGGATGCCAAGACACAAGTCAGTATGGTACAGCCTGAAATCCTCTATGAGGCGTTTGTGAGTACCTACGCCAACGCCCTGGATATGTGCCTTCAGGGGATCATCAGCCCTTCCACCCTGGGTATTGACCTGAAAAAACTTGATAATGCTGAGGCTCAGAGGGAGAAAGAGAAGGCCACCCTCTATACCCGGGGGAAGATCATTACTACCCTGACCGAGGTCATCCCCCAGCTGGTGGATACGGCCATGAAGGTCTATGACACCATGCGTAGCAGGACGCCTGGGGAGTATGTAGTCACCGTGGACTTCGGGGAGTACGCTTCTCCGTCGTTCGATAACTTGGTGGAGACAGTGGGTAATGCCAAGCTCAAGGGGATCATGTCTATCGAGCAGTGCGTTGAGGAGCTCTATGGCGACACATGGACGGACGAACAGAAGGCCGAAGAGGTGCAGCGCCTGAAAGAGGAGCAGGGCCTGCTGGAGGCCGAGGAGCCGAAGGTGAAGGACGGGCAGCCGGAAGAGGGAGAGGGCGAAGAGGGAGACGATGAGTAATAAGAAGAAGCGCAAGCCCGATCCTTATGACATTGCTCAAATCTACACTGAAATGGAGCTCTTCCTCATCGCTTCGATGGCCAGGAACTTGAACAGGCACCAGCTGGATGAGCTAGAACAGGGCTTCACCTGGGAGATGTGGCAGCAGGTGCAGCTCCAAAACCTGCGACGGTTCAGGAGAGAAAACCGGAGGGCGGTCAAGAAGAGCGGGGAGGCGGCCAGGAGAGCCAGCGAACGGCAGCTGAAATCTGCCGGCGGCAGCAACGCCAAGGTGAGGGCTTTGATTGAGGCAATCACCAAGGACCAGGAAAAGATTGAGCATGCCGTGCTTCGGTATGTCGATGACGTATACCGGCAGACGATATTCAAGGCGCAGGTTTACCTGGATTCGGGGACTATGACGCTGAAGCAGGCCGTTGACATGGCCACGAAGGATTTCCTGGACAAGGGGATCAACTGCATTGAATATGTGGATGGCCGCCGGGTGAACGTTGCTTCCTATGCCGAGATGGCTTTGAGAACCGCCAGCCAGCGGGCTACCTTTATGGCTGATGGGGAGAAGCGGGACAGGTGGGGCATATATACCATCTTCGTTTCAGCCCATGCGAATGCTTGCAATTGGTGCCTGCCATGGCAGGGAAAGGTGCTCATCGACGACGTCTATTCGAAAGGGAAAAGACCGAGGGATGGCAACTACCCACTGTTGAGCGAGGCCATGGAAGCGAATCTGCTTCACCCAAATTGCCGGCACACGCTTGCAACCTGGTTTCCCGGCATCACCAAGCTACCGAATGTACCCGATGAAGCGCTGGCCCGGGCAAACTACGAGGCCGAGCAGAAACAGCGGTACATGGAGAGGCAAATCCGGAAGTGGAAACGGCGGGAAGCCGGGAGCCTGGATCCGGAGAACCAGCAACAGGCTGCCGCTAAGGTGAAGGAGTGGCAGGGGAAGATCCGAGAGCACCTGAAAGAAAATCCACAGCTGCGGAGAGACTACTGGCGGGAAAGGCTGCTGCCAGAACCCGAGCTAAAACATGTAGGCAAGATTGATTTGGAGAAGTATCAAAAGGCAGCCAGCGATCCCATTTTGACAGATGAAGTTGTTTTAACCAAAAAGGCTCTTGACCATATAAAAGATAAGCACCCTGAAGTGATGCCAATCCTTGAAAAGCATGCAGGAGAGATTGTACAAAACCCGGATGTTATCTTCGTTGAAGAAAGAACACCAAACACTGCCAACGTACTTAAAAAAATTACAGTTGATAAGAGCAATGTTCACGTTGTTTTACGATTAGCCGTTGCGGGTGATAACCCCAGCTATAAAAATTCAATCATTACCGCAATGAAGATTAATGAAAAAAGGTTTGAGCGATACTTGAGGACAAAAAACATAATTTACAAGAATAAGTAGGATGTGTTACAATAAAAATAACTATATAGGGGCTATTTGAGGTGGTCAATTTCGTGGCTACCACACGCCTTAATGGCCAAAAGGGATGCAGGGGGACGCCACGCCTGCCAAATAGCCCTTGAAAATATTGAGCACTTACCAAATGGTAGGTGCTTTTCTTATGCCTAGAATATTTCACGTGAAATAATTTGGAGGTGATATAAGTGGCTGTAAGTGTACAGATAACTCTGATAATCTGCGTGACAATTTTAATCATAGGTATACTGCCAAGGAAGGGGAGATAAGTAAGGTGAAACTGCACATCAAGACTACTCAGGTACCTGAGAGCCGTATACCCCGTGGAATATATCCCTAGACGGTAAAAAGCTCGATAATGTGCTGGGCTTAAACCTGAAGATGGGGTTAGGGGAAATTCCAGTCATTACCCTCAATTTGTACTGCGAGGAGATAGAGATAACCGGCGACTACGACGTTGAAGAGGCATATCGCCAACGGTAGCCGGCTAATTTATTAAGCGCTCTTTTAAAAGGCCAGAGCATAAAGAAGCGCATACTCTAAACCGGTACTGACCGGTATAAAAAAGTATGGAGGTACAACCAAATGGATTGGCTGAAAAAACTGATTGAGAAACACACCAAAGACGGGAAGATTGATACTGAAGCCTTGATAAAAGAAGTCAATACCGAGTTCCCCAAAGCAGCTGTACCTAAGGACAAGTACAACGAGCTGGCCGAGACTAAGAAGAAGCTGGAGAAGGACATCAGCGATCGGGACACTCAGCTGGAAGAACTGAAGAAAACTGCCGGCGCCAGCGAGGAGCTAAAGAAGCAAATCGAGACTCTGCAAAACGAGAACAAGACAACCAGAGAAAAGTATGACGCCGACATGAAAGACCTGACCCTGACCAACGCCATCAAGCTGGCGGTAGCAGGGAAAGCCCATGATGAAGGCTTGGTGGCCGGGCTCGTTGATAAGAGTAAGCTGGTCATTGACGGCGATAATGTCGTCGGCCTGGATGAGCAGCTCAAAGGGCTGCAGGAGTCAAAATCCTTCCTCTTCAAGCCGGCAGAAGAAGGAGAGGCAAATAAGACGGGCTTCCGGCAGAAAGTTGGCAGTGACGGAAAGCCTATCAACAAAGACACCAGCAAACCGGTGAGTCTCTCCGATGCCGTTGCCGGGGCGATTAAGCAACAAACTTAACCTAAAGAAAGGATGATCTAAATGCCAATAACATTGGCTGAAGCACAGAAGAATGTACAAGATGATCTCCAGATGGGGGTTATTGATGAATTCCGGAAGTCCAACTATATCCTGGACAATATTACTTTTGATGACGCCGTATCGCCCACTGGGGGCGGGGCCACCTTGACCTATGCCTATACCCGACTGATTACCCAGCCCACTGCAGCGTTCAGGGAGATCAATACTGAATACGAACCTCAGACCGTTACCAAACAGCGGTACACCACAGACTTGAAGGTCTTCGGTGGAAGCTTCGAGATCGACCGGATTATCGCCGGCATGGGTGGCATTGTCAACGAAGTTACCTTGCAGATCCAACAGAAGACCAAGGCGGCCCAGGCTTTGTTCAACAATACCGTTATCAATGGTGACAGTGCGGTCGATGAAAACGCCTTTGATGGTTTGGAAAAGGCCCTGACTGGTTCCAGCACCGAAGTGACCCCGACAGCGGCCATCGACCTGTCCACCTCTGATGCCCTCGACGAGAATTACAAAGCGTTCCTGGATGTTCTGGACGAGTTCCTGATGGGGCTGGATGGCGAGCCTTCGTTCATTGGCGGTAACACAAAGCTGATCGCCAAGCTGCGGGCCTGCGCCCGGCGTGCCGGGATGTATCAGACCACCAAAAACGACTTCGGCGCCCAGGTTGAGCGCTACGGCAATACCCCGTGGGTCGATCTGGGGGCAAAGCCGGGTACAAACGAGCCCGTAGTACCGATTCTCACTGGGGATAACGCCGGACAGACATCCTTGTATGCCGTTCGGTTGGGGCTGGATGGCTTCCACGGTGTCAGCATGGCCGGCCAGCCGCCTGTCAAGACATGGCTCCCCAACTTCAACGAAGCCGGAGCCGTGAAGAAGGGTGAGGTCGAGATGGTGGCCGCCGTGGCCCTGAAAGCTACCAAGGCTGCCGGCGTGCTGCGGAAAATCAAAGTAGCATAAGGAGGGGCATCATGGCGAAGATAATTGCACCGAATAAGCAGTACACCGGCGTTTCGGCTGGTGTACCTTTCGTGAATGGGGTTGGCGAGACAGCCGACCCCGAATTGATTAAGTGGTTTAAAACCCACGGGTATGAAGTAGAGGAAGAGGTAAGACCAGCTCAGCCTCCGGAGAAACAGGACAAGAAATCGGAGAGTACGGCTAAACCTCCGGTAGGGGCAGTCGAGATACCGGAGAAACAGGTTAAAAAAGGGGGCGGCAAATAGCCGCTCTCTCCCTTTTGGGGGTGTGACAATGGCCTATGCAGATGGGACGTATTACAAGGAAACATACGGCGGCAGCGTGATTCCCGATGAGCAGTTGGGGATACAGCTGGAGCGGGCCAGCGACCAGGTTGACAGTATGACTTTCAACCGGATTGTGGCCAAAGGCTTTGCCGGTTTGACGTCTTTCCAGCAGGAGCGGGTGAAGAAGGCCGTTTGCGCCCAAGCCGATTTCAACGTGCAGTATGGCGAATTTACAGACATACCGCTGCAGGGGTTTAGTGCCGGCGGAATCTCCATGAGCTTTGCCGGTGAACGAATTAACGGTGTGGCCACATCCAGGGCTGTTAAGAGCTACCTGGACCAGACTGGCCTGACCAGTAGGAGGTTATAGCAGTGGCAAAACTGCCTTTCCCTGATTTTCTGGCTAAGACGCAGATAAAGGTGGCTATGACTAAGCTTTCCGAGGACGGGGAACCGGTGGAGCAACTTCTGTATGAGGGCAAGTGCATCTACAATGAAAAGTCCAAGCAGGTTCTGGACGCCGAACGCCGACTGGTGTTGCTCTCGGCCACAGCGATCATTAAAGGGGATATCTGGCCGGGTAAGGACATCGAGGGGCATGTGCAGATTGCCGGCAGCGAGATTAAGCGCACCATCTTCCGGGCAGCCAGGCCGAGGAATCCTGACGGCAGTGTGTACTCAACGGAACTGGAGCTCCAGTAATGGCTGTACGTGTGAAGCTGGACCAATCGAAAATCAATAAATTGATTCAGGCACAGAATAAGGCGTTGGAGATGACCGCCTGGGCGATCGTGTCTGATATCGTATCTAGCCAGGTAGTACCGTTCGATGTTGGAACTCTGGAGCGCAGCGTCTATGTAGAAGCTGAGGGAATTTTGGCTGCTGTAGGATTCAATACTCCCTATGCCCGGCGCCTCTATTTTCATCCCGAGTATCGTTTCCGTACAGACAAGAACCCTAACGCCCAAGGCCGGTGGATGGACATGTACCTCAAAGGCGGCGATAAGGAGACCTTCGCACAGGACACATTCACGAAGTTTTTGAAACAGTTGGCAGGGGGGATCATTAAGTGATGACTATCGCCGAAGTCCGGGATTGGCTCAAGACGCAGATAGAATCCCCCGCCTGGTACATCGGGAAGATAGACGGCAGCAAGGAGCAGTGCATGGGCCTGTACAATGTTACCGGGCCGGTCCCCAATATCGCTGTCGGCGGGCTGGAGAATACCAGCTACGCCACCAAGGCCGTATCAATCCTGGTGCACTGGGGCAAAAACGCTGCCATTGCGGAACAAAAGGCGCAGGAAGTGTATCAGGCTTTGTTCGGGCAGAAAGCCACGATTAGCGGGAAAAGGGTCCTCATGTTCAAAATGCGAACCTCTGAGCCTGCCAACGTTGGCACCGATGAAAAAGGCATATATGAGTATGTGATCGAGACGATTATATTTTATGAAAGGTAGGTAAGACCAAATGAGTGTACCGACTGGTGTATATCCTGTTTTTGATCTGGAATTCAATATCGGCATCAACGGAAGGGCGAGCACCGCTGACGACATGGTCGTGATAAAGGATATGGAGACGTTTTCTCCTTCTGTCGATGGAAATGTCGAAGAGTGGACACCTATGGACACCGAGGGCTGGATCCGGCGCCTGATGACCGGGAAGGGGTTCGCAATTAGCCTTAACGGCAAGCGCCATGTAGGCGACCCCGGCAACGATTACATAGCGGGTATGGCTTGGAAATCAGGGCTGCAATGCTCCAGCAAAGGCGAGATTAAATTTCCCGATGGTGACAAACTGGCATTCGATTGTATTGTGAATGTGAGCACTCCCTTTGGTGGGGATAGCACGAACGTTTCTGGCCTGGAGTTCGAGCTGCAGAGTGACGGCAAACCGACCTATACAGTGGCAACACCATAAGGGGGACTGACTAATGGCAAAGGTATACGACATATCGAACAAGATAACCAACGAGCGGCCTGTGCTGAAGCTGAGCGAGGACAAGGTATATGAGATCGATGACAGTAAAAACACCATGCTTCTCCTGAACCAAAAGATAAAAAATGAGGACATGGAAGACCTGTCCGTCCTGGATGAGATTGAGAAGGTGGTCCTTGGGGAAGAGGCCGTAAAGGAAATAGACGAGATGAAGCTCTCCACAGAATCTCACCAGAATATTATCATCGCTATCATGGCGGCTGCCACCGGGGAAGACTTCGAGGTCGCGGAGGCTAGGTTTCGTAAAGCGGCGGAAAAGCTATGATGATTGGTACGACCTCTACGAGGATTATGATCTGATTGATGCCAGCTTTACCGCCCAGTACGGGATTCGCCTCAGAAATGAACCGGACATGTCCTGGGGCGAGTTCTGTACCCTTTTGGCGGGGATCATGCCGGAAACGCCTCTGGGGCAAGTAGTCTCTATACGCTCGGAGAACGATAAGAATATGCTGAAGCATTTCACACCGGAGCAGCATCGAATCCGGAATGAGTGGAGAAGCCGACAGGCCGAAGAGATGATGAGGAATCCGGCGAATGCGGCAAGTATGGTACGGTCGTTTCAGGAAGCCTGTAAACAGGCGTTTGGGCGGCCATTAAAGTGAGGTGATATAAGTGACAGCAGACCAAAGGTTAAAGCTTGAGAATATGCTGCTTGATTTTATTGAAGATACCATTAAGAATACGACTTCCGAAGATGCAATGAAAGTGCTCCCGGAAGTCGCAAGGGTATTGGTAGACCTAAATAAATTTTAATCCTTGCTTTGGTCGGTTTGGTCATCTAGTTCTACGAGCTTGTTATATATGGCTTCAAAAAATTCTGCGACGAGCTCTCCAGATTTTTTGTCTATTGGGATATTGGTGTTTGACGTTCTGGCGACAACTATTTCTTTTGTATAATCAAAAGCTTTAGACATATGTTCACCTCCCCTCTGCAAGAAATGGTATAGGCTACTATCTTTTTCGACAGAGGGGAGGTGAATCCTTGGGATTGCAGGAAATGTTGCCCCCGGGAGAGAATTGAAGGGAAAAGGGGAGGGGGGTGACACAGATGGGATTATGGGAAGGAATCAAAGAGCAAGTAAAGAAAGACATGGAAAAACAAGCGGAGAGAAATGAAATAAAGAAGCAAGAGAAACGGGAAGCTAAGCAGTATCAAAAAGACAGGATCGAACAGCTTAAACGGGATCACGTTCCTTTTTGCCCCCGCTGCAAAAGCACTAATATTACATTTGTTCGGAAGAGGTTTAGTCTAGGTCGAACAGTGGCCGGCGGTGTAGTTGGCTCACTTTTTAGTCCCATAGCCGGTGGCGCAGGTGCTGTGCTCGGAGGGCTGAGTAGTAAAAAGGGCAAAGTCAAATGCCTTAAATGCGGTAAGGAATGGAAAATATAAAGATTTAATTTAATATTAAAGGATTAAGTTGAGCGCTCTAAAGGGCGCTTTTTTATTTGCTCTGAAAGGTGGTGAGACAGTGGCAGATAGCGTAGGCAAAATTCAATTAGATCTCGAGATTACTCCGAGCTCTATATCCCGGGAACTAGGAGCTGTTAACAAAGCCTTCAGCAGCGGGCTGCAGGGAATGTTTGGCAACATTAAAAACTTCGCCAAAACTACGATCGGCGACATTGCAGGCCAAATAAGGAAAGCTGCCGGCGTAAAAGATGAAATACTTCCGGATCCCGAGGCTGAGGAGATGAGCGCAAAGTTCGGGGGTTCCATCAAGAGGATGGAAGAGAAGATGGCATCTCTCCGCTCCGGGGTGGATAAAACCAACTCCAAGATAGCAGAACTCCGAACAAGTATGGCGGATTTGCTTGCCGAGCAGGATGCAATAGCAAGAGGATATGCAGAAATGCCCCCGATCGGAGGTCTGACAAAGGACCAGAGCATGGAAAAGCTCCTTGCCTCGGATACCCGCTATGGAAAGTTATCCGCAGAGATAGAAGCACTGGAGTTGAGAATCCAAAGCCTGGGGAACAGAAACAAGCAGGCAGCGGGGGAAATGGGAGTGCTGGGTCGTGCAATAGACAGAGTAAAAGAGGCTGCCTCTCAGGCGTCAGGCTCCACTGAACGGCTTGAAAAGTCGTCTTCCAGGGCAGGAAAGGCAGCCCAAAAAACCAGCGGGCATATCTCCCGAGTGGGCGACAGTGCCCGTGGTGCTACTGGAAAGATCGCGGGCTATGCTATTGGGATGCAAAGAGCGTTCACCAGGGTTTTGAAGCAAATTTTTGTTTTTGCGCTTCTTTATAAAGCTATTCGGGGTATGACTGAGTATGTGGGCTCTGCACTGCAAACCAATCAGGCCTTCAGCAATTCTCTAGCGCAGGTTAAAACGAATCTCCAAGTGGCTTTTATGCCCATTTACCAGGCTATCCTTCCTGCGCTCAACAGCCTCATGGCCTGGCTGGCGAAGGCTACGGCCTATATAGCCTCGTTTGTTTCGGCGCTGTTTGGAAAGACCTACAAACAAAGCTTCCAAGCGGCCCAAGCTATGAGCACAGCGCAGAAAAATTTGAGTGACACCGGAAAGGCAGCGAAGAAAAGTCTGGAGTCCACGGCTAAGGCGGCAAGGAAAGCGACCAAAGAAGCGCAAGGCGCGTTGCTTGCCTTCGATGAAATCCATGTCTTAAACCTGGACAAGGGAGACGAAGGAGACACAGGGGATGAGGGGGCAGGGGGCGGGGCAGATGAACCCGGCCTGGTCGCTCCATCGATGGATATGGGCGCTGTAGACAGTCAGATGCAAACCCTGGCCGACAAAGTTAAGTCCGTATTCGCTACGCTCTTCCAGCCGTTCAAGGCAGCATGGGAGAACGAGGGCGCCGCTACGATAGCTGCTGCCAAGTATGCCCTGGACGGCATTTGGGCGCTCATAAAAGAGATCGGTAAGAGCTTTGCCGAGGTGTGGACGAATGGGAGTGGCCAGGCGGTTTTGGAGGTAATCCTGCGTATCCTTCAGCAGATTTTTGGCTTGATTGGCGACATAGGATACACCTTTGCCAACGCCTGGGCGGAAGGCGGGCGAGGTACGGCAATAGTCCAAGGGTTAGCCAACGTGTTTTTGCATCTGCTTGGACTGGTGGAGAGGATCGGTATTTCTCTCCGCAGTGTGTGGGGCGAGGTCGGGGCTACTGTGGCGAGGGTATTCCTAGATATTATCGGAGCTACTGTTGGCGTTTTGGAAAATCTGGCTGAAAAGCTGCTGTGGGTATGGGATCATGGCGGACAACACCTCTTTGAAAGCCTGATCAAACTGGGCGCTAAAATCTTCGAGCTTGCCGGATATATCTACACGGAGTTTGTGGTTCCGTTTGTAAACGGATTCGTTAATATGATGGCTCCGGCTGTAGCTGTGGTTCTCGACGGTTTGGGATGGTTACTGGATAAATTTACAGCACTCATAGACTGGTTGCTAGGGGACGGAAAACCTGTTTTGAACACGATTGTAACTGTGCTGGGGAGTCTGGCTTTGGCTTTTAGCACTGTGAAACTAGCTACGATAGCATATCAGGGTGTGCTGACCGTGTTAAATGGTGTCATGAAGGCGGTACAACTGGCAAGCAGCATAATGCAGAAGGGACTTCTCGCTTCTCTGGGACCGTTTAACTTGGCTGTGCTTGCAATCGGAGCCCTCATTGCTATCGGTATTCTTCTCTACAAAAACTGGGATGAGATATCTGCTTGGCTGAAGAAGACGTGGGATGGTATCAAAACCGCAGCCGTTGAGATTTTTGACGCTATCAAGGATGCCATCACCGGCGCCTTTGATTCCGCAAAAACCACAGTGCTCAGCATCTGGGACACCATAACAACCGCGGTTGTTAAGATATGGGGAGATATAAAAACTACTGCATCCACTATTTTTAATGCCGTTAGAGATGCTGTAGTAGGCGCCTTTAATTCCGTATATACCGGCGTGACAGGCGTTTTCGGCAGGCTGGAAACCTTCATCAGCGGGGTCTGCAACAGTATTGCCGGTTTTTTCAGGAGCATGGTCAACGCTGTAATCCGTGGTCTGAACGCTATGATCCGGGGCTTAAACAGGCTCAAAGTGAACATCCCGGACTGGGTACCCGGCCTTGGCGGGAAGTCGCTGGGATTCAACATCCCTCAGATTCCCCAGCTGGCCAAAGGTGGTATCGTAGAGCAGCCCACCCTGGCGATGATCGGGGAGAAGAGGAAGAAAGAGGCCGTTGTCCCGCTGGAGCAAAATACCGAGTGGATGGATAAACTGATAGCCCGTTTTGTGGCGGCCATGCAGGCCGTGCAGGCTACGGCCGGCAGCGGCGAAGAGGGTCCGTGGATTTTCCAGTTTATCTTAAACGGCAAAATAGCCTACGAGGCAGTCATTGACGAGGCGAAGCGCCGAAACGCCCGCGCTGGCAAAACCATAGCCATTCCAGTTGGGTAGGAGGTGTAGTTCTTGAGTGTCAACGTACCCATTAAATCTGTCACCCCTGCAAACGCAAACGGCGTCGCCATTGGTCCATCTGTAACAAATTTTCCTGCTCCCACTAAGAGCGATTGGTCAAAAATGGACATATCCGCTCCTGATGCGGGGCGTTTAGAGTCGGGCAGGATGCTAAAAAAAAGGAAAGGCAAAACCGATAGACTCGATTTAGAATGGAACTTTATCAGCCGAGCAGACACTGCATTCGTCTTACAAACTTTTGATCACGAGTATACTCTTGTTGAATACCTAGATGCCAAAGCGGGGCAATGGGTTACAAAGCATTTTTATACCGGGGACATGAAAACTACCGGATGGATTCCTCATTGCGATGAGTGGGAGTCCGTATCGCTTGCTATCATCAGGGCAACGCCGGATCCGAGATAAAGGGTGATAATACATGCAAAACCTAAGCGCAAACCAAAAGCAACACCTTTACGAAGGCGGCGACGTAAAGGTCACAATCAGCGGAGAAACGCTGGACGGCGTGTCTGTCACCATCACCGAAGACGATATTGTCGAGGGGACCTTCAGCATCGAGCGCAGCTGGGTCTCCGGCTCCGGCCTGGAGATCGGCTGTGCCGATACGTCAGAGCTGGTCTTTACTTTGGACAACGAGGACGGCCGGTGGAGCGGTTATCGCTGGGAGGGCACCAGGCTCACCGTTGTGCTGGATATCGACGATGAACCTATGCAGGCAGGCACCTTCACCATAGACGAACCACCTCAGAAGCTGACCACAATGCAAATCAGGGCGTTGGACAACATGGCCAGGTTTAACCGGCCATACGTCCCCGGCATAGCTTATCCCGCTACTCTGCGGCAGATACTGCTGGACGCTTGCAGCAGGTGTGGCGTTGCCCTGTTCACCCAAAGCTTTGATAATGATATTTACGTTGTCTCCCAAAGGCCCGAGGGCGACGATATCACTTTTCATCACATCGTTAGCTGGGTGGCCGAACTGGCCGGCTGCAATGCCTGGATAGACCAGATGGGCAGGCTTCACCTGTCTTGGTATGGGGAGAATCAGCCAGCGGATGGGACGGCCTTCTTCTTTATTACGCCGAACATGATCGTGGAAGACGAGGATCCGGCCCTGATAGTCGGTCCGGACGACAGGTTCAGCTACGAGCTGGCTGAGGCCGACATTGAGATCACCGGCATCGTCTACTGCACGGAAGACACGGACTACCTGGCCGGTAACGATAAGTATGCCCTGGTCATTGAGGAGAATCTGCTGTTGCAGGACAACTATGAATCTCTCCTCAATTCGCTGCTATCGAAGCTAGGCGGATTTAAGTATCGACCCTATAAGTTTGAAACTATCGGTTATCCCCACCTGTGGCCTGGGGATAAGATTACCAGGCTGATCGACGCTGAAGGCAACATAACCACTAGCATCATAACAAACCATACATATAAACTGAACGGCAATTCCAGCGTAGAAGCCAAGGGCGAGACGGAGACCGTCAAGGGATATGCTACCGGAGCGCCGTTCACGCCTTCCCAGAAGCGAGTTTTACAGGCGGTGGCCAAGGTTGAAGCTGCCCGGCAAACGTCGTCCATGGAACAGGCCGTCCTGCAGCTTAACGAACTAATGGTGAATTCACTGGGCTTTTATACCACGACGGTAGAGCTTGAGACGGGGGCCAAGATCACCTACACCCATGACAAGCCCACTCTTGATGAGAGCCAGATCATCTGGACGCAGACAGAACTAGGTTTCGCCTGGACGGACCAAGGATGGCAAGGCGGCAGCCCTGTTTGGAACTACGGGATTACCGCTGATGGCAACATTATCGTCAAGCTCCTGACAGTCATCGGGGTAAATGCGGAGTGGATGAACACCGGAACCCTCACCGTTGGAGGCGAGGGCAATGAAGTTATCATTTCAGTGTTAGGGCCTACCGGTGAGGAGGAGATCGGGCACTGGGATAATACGGGCTTCAAAATAGAGTATGGTAGTATCGGAGGCAACGATGTCGCTGACTTAGAGACCAAGGAAGGCGCCCAGGGGAAAGCAGACACAGCGCGAACCGCCGCGGAAGCAGTGGCAGTGGCGCAAGCGGCCTTAGCGCAGACAAATGCCGAGGCACATGCGGATGGGGTTGTTTCAGCAGAGGAGCAGGCCAGAATCGACCAAGCAACAACTAACCTTGCGACGGCAAAAACATATGCCGAACAAAAAGCCCAGGAAGCCGAAGAAGCCGCAAACCTATACACCTCCCAACAATTGGCAAACTATGTGGATGTAGCCCTATACGAGCAGGACATAGAAGCATTACAGGCTCAGGTGGATGGCAGCATTACCACATGGTTTTACGACGGTGTTCCTACACTGAACAATGCTCCGGCTAACGAGTGGACAACAACGGACCTGAAAAATCAGCATCTGGGCGATCTCTATTACGACAATGCAACAGGATATGCTTACAGGTTTAGACTAGACGAGTCTACTTATAGCTGGCTAAGGATCACGGACAGCGATGTAACTAAAGCATTGCAAGATGCGGCAACGGCGAAAGATGTTGCCGATAGTAAGCGAAGGGTGTTTGTTTCTACTCCTACTCCCCCGTATGATATAGGAGACCTATGGACGCAGGGGTCAAATGGGGATCTGTATAAATGCAAGGTAGCACGGAGCACCGGCAGCTACGTCGCTGGGGATTGGGAAAAAGCTGTGAAGTATACAGACGACACGGTAGCAATTGCTGCTCAAAGCGCAGCAGAAACAGCAAACGAGTTGCTAGCCGACATCGCCAGCGATGCCAAGCTGACGCCCGAAGAAAAGCAAGCCACCAAAAAAGAATGGGATGCCATTGCCATTGAGCATCCGACTATGATCACCCAAGCTGAAGAGGCCGGAATAACGGCGGAGAAGTCCAACTATAATACCGCCTATAATAACCTGAATGATTATTTAAATGTCGGCAGCCCGTCACTATTAAGGGACTTAACCACAACCAGCAGTATAGTAGGAACAACTTTCAGGAGTAAATTTGCCGACTATTACAACAAGAAGGCGGCCCTGCTCAAGGCTATAACCGATACAAAAGTTTACAAGAAGAAAGTTATTTTCGAGATTAACAACAGCACGGAAACCGCCACAATTCAGGCTAGCAAGATCAATCTGGTTGGTGCGGTGACTGTGCTCTCTAGCATAGCAGGGAACCTGGGTACTATCACAGCTGGCGAACTAAAATTAGGAGGGACACCCTCATATCCCAACACACATCTACAAAGCGACGGCACTCTTAAAGCAGGAATGGGGGGCAGTACTCAATATTACTTTAAGGTCCCCTACAATGCGGATGGGATCTACAACTGTTTTCGGCCTGATTTCAGCGATTACGCCGCCGCCAGGTGGAAGCGTGATGATACGAATTATATTTACCATGATCCGTATGATTTTTTCATCAAAATGCGGAACGGGACAACTTGCTTTAGGATAGACGCTCACACGTCCAGCACTTGGATATATCGCCTTGGGAACACCAGCAACGAACATGTTAAGATAGTAACCGCCGGGGGAGGGCTGACGCTTGAAGGTTCCCCCATTAATTTTCACATGGATGCGAACGTCGATGGAATGTTCAGTGTCGCAGGCAGGATAATCACGGGAAGTTATATAAGTGCGGGCGGTTACATACGAGCTATCGGCGGCGTACTATCTGACGGCAATGTGGAAGCCGGCAATAATATGTATATCGCTGGCGAATATCTTGTTTTCAATGACAAAGCGATACTCAAGGGCTTACCTGCGCCAAGATTACAAGTACGAAACGTAAATGACAATGGCTACCTTCCCATCTCAGCTTCTTCTTTCGACGTGGGAAGCAGCAGAGAATACAAAAAAAACATAGTTTTAGCGGAAGATACGGCGCTGGCCGCAGTAACCAGTACGCCCGTCTACAGCTTCCAACTTAAAGACGAGAATGGCGAGGGCGAAGGCAGGTATAGGATCGGCGTAGTTGTGGAAGAAGCCCCGGAAGAAGTGAAGAGCGATGATTGCGTGTCGCTCAGCGATTCTGTCGGCCTTCTGTGGAAGGCGATACAGGAATTAAGCATGAAGGTTGACGCCTTAGGAAAAGGGGGGGGGGAGTAAATTGACGGAAAAAGCGCAGGTTCAGGAAGAAACCAAGGCAACAGAAGAAAAGCCGCAAGAAACCAAATGGCTCGACCCCAGCAAGGCTATCAGCAACTATCTGGTGCAATTTGTCAGCGAAGACGGCAAAACGGTTATCAAAACTGTCTTGGCTAATAGATGCACCATCAATGTTGTCGATTTGGGGAAGCAGAGTTTGGCAGCGGAAATAAGATAACCATCTTTTTAAAATTACCTGTGAGGGGATGATATCATGCCTGGAAACACAAAAAGCATTAAAAAAGATGTGGACGCCAAACCTGCGCCGCAAATTTTCAACCCTACGGCTGATGAATATGAGTACCAACGGGGCAGAAATGGGATAGCGGCGGTTGAGCTCTACGGCCCGGACGGCAATCCGCTCAATACTACCAGCTGGAAGCTCAATATCCGGGCGAGCGAGCTGGAAACTGCGTTGGCGCAAATTCTAGCTAAGATCATAGCTGCACCGGCTACAGCGGCAAAGCAGGACACTATTGCGGGTCATGTTGATAGCGTTGAGAACCTATTGACAGCCATGCGAGATAGGGAAAAATTCGGCGCAACAGCCGCCGAAAGACCTGCCGCAGACGCAGTACCTGTAGGCACCGTATATATGGCCGTCAACTCTCAGGAGATCTGGCAGTCCAACGGCACGGAATGGATCGAGGTGGGGTAAATAAATGGACATATTAACACTTGCACTGGCAAAGAAATATACCGATACCCGTATTTCCAACCTGGTTTCCAACCTGGGCATCAAGAAATATGGTGTGATCTTCACAGGCTCGGATACCGCCGGCGTCAGGACCGGCGACGCTATTGGTATGGTCGCAACGGCAGGGGTTGGTGATGAAGTAGTACAGAACGACTTCGACAATGTGTCATATTTCAACCGTCCTCTCTGCTGCGGGTACCACGACGCGGACGGCAAGTTTCATGTGAATGCCTACCAGGGAGAACCGGGATTCGCCTTAGACGGCTCGAAGGGAGAGGTCTATTACGAGTGCACGCCATTCTACTGGAACGGCTCGTTCGACGCTCCTTCGGTGACGGGAACGCCCTGCGAAGGATATGAACTGGCCCCTATGTTTTTAAACCCTGTTGATAAGGTTTATCTGCCGTCATACTGGTCTTCACAGGTAGGCGGAAAAGCGACTTCAAGGAGTGGAGTGTTCCCAACTACCGGCTCGCTGAACTCTCATATGGCAAACATGAGGACATATCACGAGAAAGCCTGCACCGAAACGATAGCAGCTAGGATGAGCGAGTACGTTCTGCAACTGGTGGAGTTTGCGACCAGGGATGTACAGGTTATGATGAGTTGCAGTGGTTTACCCTACAGCGTGAATCATGTGGCTGTCGTCGCCGAAACCGGCGTGAATAGGATAATTATTGCCAATGCTTATGCTGATCTGTTTGTAATTGGCCAGACTATAGCCATCGGTACCGCGGTGGGCGAAAGCCAGGTGTGCGAGAATAGGGTTGTCACTGCCATTGACAGCTATGACGCCGAGAATAAAGCCATAAGCTTCGACGGCGCCGCCGTGAACGTAGCAGTCGGTAACATCGTATCATCCAGGGCGTGGAAAAACGGGGCAACGGATATCGTCCTAGCCTCCAGCGGGTCTCCCGTAAGCAACACCAGTGGTAAATACCCTTGTATCTGGCGAGGGAAGGTCGATCCCTGGGCGGATGGCTACTCAATGATATGCAATATCCTGATCCAGCGCTCAGGGGAGCCTGATGCATATACTTATACCCCTTTTTGCCTGCCAGACCCGACAAAATATAATGCCGGGGCTATCACTGGCGATTACGTTGAATTGAACTATTCCCTTCCCGGCGTAGATGGATATGCAAAATCTCTTCAGTCAGACTCAAGGTATAAGCATATAGCTTTACCGGCTGAGTTGGGGGCGAGCTCCTCGACTTACTTGGCAGCCTGGTACTCTTATCCGCGTAACGATGTTTGCGCTGTCCTTGCGGGCGGCCTCTGGAACGTCGGGCGTGACTGTTCGCCCGTCTACTTCAACTGCAGCAACGCTCCGGGGCGTGCGAGCTTAAGCTTTCTGGCGCGCCTTTTTGTAAACCGGTAACGGGGGTTTGGGGGCGGTAGCCCCCATTAAAATATACAGGGATCAGGCATGCGCGTCGCTGTCCTTGCGGGCGGCAACTGGAACAACGGGCGTAACTGTTCGCCCGTCTACTTCAACTGCAACAACGCTCCGGGGAATGCGAACATCAGCTTTCTGGCGCGCCTAATTTACAATAAAAAAGACAAATATAAAAAGATTTCCTTGCCTGGTTCCTTACCAATTGGTAAAATTCGTCGCAACGGCAGGGGTTGGTGATGAAGTAGTACAGAACGACTTCGACAATGTGTCATATTTCAACCGTCCTCTCTGCTGCAGAAGGCGCTTCCATGCCGCCGCCGTATGAAATCGAGCATGACGGGGAAACCGCTATAGTAGCGTTTTATACGAACGCAGTGCAGGTGGATGCTGTAGAGGACAAGGCCGAAAAATGGGAGTACGACGTGTACATTCTGCGCATCAGGGACAGGGCCGGCCTGTCTGCCAATATCGAAAGCAACTATGAGGCCTGGCTCCAACTGGCCAGGGACGCGGAATATGATGTTCTGGCCAGAGAGGTCAGGGGCAAGAGAGACAGACTGCTCACGGAGAGCGACTGGACGCAGATGCCGGACGTACCGCTTTCGGAGCCGGAACAGGATGCATGGCGAGCATACAGGCAGACGCTGCGGGCTGTGCCGCAGCAGCCCGGATTCCCATACTGGGTTGTATGGCCAAATATTATTAGTTAATTTAACGCCCGCAAGGGCTTATTTTATTTCTAAGGAGGAGAAACGATGAACAATATCTTATCATGGCTAAAGGCAGCCTTTGTCCTGCTGGGGGGCACAATAACAGGATTCCTGGGAGGGTGGGACTTGGCGCTGCAGATCTTAGTTTTATTCGTTATCCTTGATTACATCACCGGTTTAGTAGCTGCCTGGTTTAAGAAAAATCTCAACAGTGAAGTTGGTTTTAAGGGAATTTTCAAGAAGGTGCTGCTGTTTATCCCGGTGGCGATCTGCTATGCGCTTGACCAGGTTATCGGTCAGGAGATTCTTCGATCCTTGGCAATTTTCTTCTACATTGCGAACGAAGGACTGAGCATCACAGAAAACCTGGGCTTATGTGGGGTACCGGTTCCTCAGCAGCTGATGGACGCCTTAGAGCAGTTGAAGAAGCGGGGAGAGGGTAAGGAGAGTGATGCATAATGGTGGCACTACTCGGTATGGACGTATCCGAACACAATGCCGTAATTGACTGGGGCAAGGTGAAGGCCGAGGGGCGAATCAAGTATGCCATGATCCGCTGCGGGTTCGGCCAGAACTTTACCAGTCAGGACGACAAGTATTTCGAGCGGAACGTTAAAGAGGCTGAACGGGTGGGCATCCCCTGGGGGCCTTACCTCTACAGCTACGCTCTGGACACGAAGCAGGCAGAATCCGAGGTTGAGCACGTTTTGCGGCTGATAAAAGGGAAGAGCCCACAATACCCCGTCGCTTTCGACATGGAAGACGCGGATGGCTATAAAAACAAGCGCGGCGTGATGGGGAATCATGCGCTGCTGGTGGATATCTGCGACAGGTTTCTTTCCTTGATTGCAGTGAAAGGATATCCGGTGTTGCTCTATGCCAGCAAGTACTGGCTAGAAAACATCCTGAACTCCTCGAAGCTAGACAAATACCCGAAGTGGGTCGCACAGTGGGCAAAGGAGTGCACCTATGCCGGAACAAGACAAATGTGGCAGTTTACTAGCGATGGAGTGGTCGCGGGTATCAGTGGCAGGGTAGATTTAAATTACTGCCATGTTGATTATTTGGCCGGCCAGAAACCGGCGCCCACACCGACATCTCAGCCCACAAGCACAGAGAAGTATACCGTAGTGGTTACAGTACCGGCCTACTACACCGCAGCGGACGCGGCGGCCTTGAGAGACAAGCGGGGAACGGTCAGCCCTGGGAGCTATTATGTCTTCAACCGGAGCCAGGGGATGATCAACGTCACTAAGACCGCAGGATCACCGGGCAGCTGGATCAACCCCGCAGATAACGTACAGAAACAGGCAGCGGTTCAGACAGCGGCAAGCACATATACAGTCGTTTCCGGAGACACCTTGAGCGGAATTGCGGCCAAGTTTGGAACGACTTATCAGAAATTAGCTCAGATAAACGGGATCGAGAATCCGGATCTGATTTATCCCGGCCAGGTGCTGAAGCTGACAGGGACCGCGGCCGCATCTTCCGCTGTTTATTACACGGTTAAAAAAGGGGACACCCTTTCAGAAATCGCAAGCCGGTACGGGACAACATATCAGAAATTGGCTAAGGAAAACGGGATCAAGAATCCCAATCTGATCTACCCCGGGCAAAAGCTGCGGATAAAATAAAATTATTTCACGTGAAATATGCCCCTCCTCCGGGAGGGGTTTTTTGTTTCGGTTGCCTGCTATCTGGGATATCTATTTCTATTACTTCATAACCTATATTGAATAGAGTGTAAAATCGATTTAATTGAGGGAGGAACTCAAATACTTTTAAAGAAGTTAAATGAGGATAGAACATAAATGGCTAGTATAATTTTGTTTGTTGGGAAGGGTGGATATTGATGTTATTGTGTGACGGTGATATCCGAGCTGCTTTAAAAGCGGAATTATCAGATGAATTTGCTGGTACTCGAACTATCATCGTCGATGAACTACCTATCTGTTGGGGTGATACCCGAATAGATATTGCAGTAGTCAATAGCAGCCTTTACGGGTATGAAATTAAAAGTGACAGAGATACTTTGGAGCGGTTGCCGCGGCAGGTCGAACTGTATAACAAAATATTTGATAAATTGACGCTTGTGTGTAGCCCACGGTTGATTTCTAAGGCTAAGGAAATGCTCCCTGATTGGTGGGGTATACAAATTACGCTTGCTGACATAACTATGCCGGAAGGTGTACGTCTTGAAAAAGAGCGAGATCCACAACCCAATGAGCATGTGGATCTACGCAGTTTAATTGAGCTAACTTGGAAAGAGGAAGCAATTAACATACTTGCCGCTCGTGGTATGGCTCGTGGTTTCCGTAGTCGTCCGAGATGGGATATATGGGATCGTATTGTTGAAATGATAGAGCCAAGTGAAATTAAAACAGCTGTTCGTGATTGTCTTAGGGCTCGTGTTGGATGGAGGAAACCTGAGACGCTACAAAGGTTATATGATGACTAATATCATTCGTAACCCAATTTGCAGGGCTGCCTGGACCCCACTCTCCATCTGCACATTGCCGAATCCTGGAATCCCCGAAGCTAAACCCTGCACCCAGAAAATATGAAGAGCCAGCAATTTCTCTAGCTTGTTCTTGGCGCTGGTTGTCTCTTCCTCTAGGCCGATGCCCCTTAATCACAAACCATCTATCTTCTAGCGTGTATTTTATTTTTGGAGCTCCACGGTAAGGCACCTCCTCGAATTCAGCAGGGACAGTAGTATAGTCGCCATATAATAAGCCTGAGAGCTCTTGAATGCTTTGGGCTCGGCGCCATAATTGCCAATCATAGCGATGAATTTGTTCGCTGTGATCTGTTTCAATGTTAAGCTTGTTTGGGATAGCACCACTAATAACTATTTTTCTACGATATCCGTTTCCAAATTGCTCTACCAAATCACGGAGCATACGTATCTTCGCTCGTACATGACCTCTCGAAATGTCACGCAGATCGATGATTAAGTCGACATTTGCTTCCCTAACGCCCAAGGAATTAATCATTTCTGTGGCATCAGAGCTGGCTGCATCTTCTTCATCTTCGTTTATACGTAAAGCCACGTTATCAAAGTATCCTGAGCTATGAGCCTGTTGAATAATACTGAAAATATCCGGATCCATGTCAATATAAAAAATCGGTATTAATAAAAGCCTTTGTTGGTGTGCCGTTCTGAGAAGGGTTAACGCTGGGTGATCAGCTCCATCAGGCGCTCCACCGTAATCAACTGCTGATAAATCAAGATAGAAGGGCCGATCTGTACCCCAATAGCGAATAGCGTTCGAGCAAAAATCATCGAATTTCCGGTCCTCGCAACCGCAACCAAGTGGAAACTCAATTATAGGGACAATTCGCTCCTTTACTTCAGGAGCCAAGTTCGCCAGAGCAGCCTGCTCGCCTTGTTTCCACCGTAGCACTGGAAAGTAAATAGACATTGTACGGTCCTCCTTAGATTATAAAATTTCTTATATTATTGGTACGACATAATTATGGAAAAGTCCTCTTTATTTTCCTCTTAAACAGTTTTTGATTTTGATCTTTTGTCACCCCCCACCCCGGGGGTGTTTTTTTGCTTTCTGTTGTGCCGATATTACAACCCTGTTACCCGTTTCGGTCTCTTGTATTCTTTTTGGGTTACTATACAGTCCCCGTTAGGGCTACCCCCAGTAACCCAAAAGTTACTACCATGATCCCCGTCAGGGTCTTTACCGGCGGGGATTTTGATTTTTGTAATCACCTCTACTCTATCATCATGGACAATAACTTTTTCAACAAAAAGCTGAATGATCTGCTTGACCCTTTGCGGATCGTCTGCGTTCTTAAATTCTTTTTCTGCTCTTTCCAGCATTTCATCCACGAGGCCAATTTCAATCGGCTTTTCTTTTTTCACTTCCAGGTTGAGCAGTTCATTCCGCAGTTCCCCTTTTTTATCCTCCTGGATTTCTAGCCGCTCGATGAGTGCAGCGCTGCCTTTCCCCAGTTCTATAGCCCCAATCAAATTATTAATAATCTTGTCTATCCCCGCAATTTCTTTTTTTATCTGCGTGATGCGTTTATCAAGGCTTTGCGGCCTGGCCTGCAGGTACCGCTCAAACTTCTTCCTTAGTTCGGCCTTTGCTCTAGGGGAGAGAATATTCTGCTTTATGTCGTCAATGACTATCTGCTCCACAATCTCTTTTCTGATTGTTTTAGCCTTGCACTCCTTGGAGCGGTCCTTTAACCCGCACTTATAATAGGCGTACCTTTTCTTTGCCGTCTTACCTACATTCCGATTGCCGACAAAAGCTGACCCGCATTGGCCGCAGAAGATCAGTCCTGAGAGCAGATACACTTCTTTTGCCTTGCCTCTGGCACGCTCGCCAAGGGATTGCTTCCGCTTGTCCATCTTGATTTGCACCCTCCCCCAGAGTTCCCTTGGCACGATCGCCGGGAAAGCATCTGGTACTCGCATAACCTTTTTCCCGCCCTTCCTGTGCCTCTTCTTCGTCCCTTTCCCGAAAATAAACGTTCCGGTGTATTTTTCATTCCGGAGGATATCGTGTATAGAGTTCTTGGCCAGCGGCCGGCCGCGCAGCCGGATCGCATCTTCTTTGGTGGCGGCCTGGATGTTTGCATAAGTTTCCCCGGCATCATACATCGCAAATATCCTCTTAACCACCGGCGCCTGGTCCGGGTGGATGTCATATGTCTTAATGGTGACGGTCTTGCCTTTTTTACCTGTTATCTCGTGAGGGATAAGCTTTAGGCCAAAAGGTGGGATGCCTCCTGTGTGCCAGCCACGCAAAGCGTTTTCGGTGAGGCCCTTCATCGTCTCCCTGGCCAGGTTGGCACTATTCCACTGGGCAACGGTTTCCAGTATGCCCTCCATCATCTCGCCTTCCGGGGTATCGTCTATATGCTGAGAGGCATATCCTATCTGTATGCCGTATTTTTTTCGCAGGTCGCGCTTATAAAGTGCCGAATCGCATTTATCCCGGGAAAAACGGTCAACGGCATCGACTACGACGACATCAAACGCTCCTTCCTTTGCGTCAGACATCATCTGTTGAAATTGAGCGCGATCGTCCGTTGTGCCGGTTAAGGCTTCATCGGGATATATTTTTGTGAGGACATGCCCCTCCCGCTGAATATACTCTTTGCATAACCGCACCTGGGCGTCGATAGATTCGTCTCGCTGGTTTTCCGATGAAAATCTTGCATAGATTACTGCACGTAGCATTATAAGCGTTCCTTTCTAATCTAAATGAGAACTCTAGTTCGGGTATTTTGTAAAAAAAAATTATACTTTAAGCGCTTATAATTATTGCTATAAAATAATGCTTTTGAGATATCCTTGCGATACTGTACCAATTCAATTTTAACGCCGAAAGCTTCTATTATTTCATAATCCGTTTCGCCTTTTACTAGATGCGTCTCAAATACACCAACAGGCATAAGAAAGTAAGCAGCAAATGCCTTAGCTTGAGCCTCATTTTTATCAACAACAATCGGGTTAAGCAAAGCTGTGTTGCCACAATGGTACATGTGCGCTACTTCATGGACTAAGTATTCCCGACGATGCTTGCTTCCCAAGGCTTGTCCAATATAAATAACCTTATCGCAGAAGGCAGCTCGGCTTAGATATCTAGTAATCTGAATATCAATACCTTCACCGTAGATAACATGCTCTATTACTTCTATCGGTACCGGGAATTCACGAACGCGGTATTTCTGTAGTAGCTTATTAGCTTTTTCGGCCATGAATATATACATAAGCTTGCTCCTTACCTGTGTATTTTTTTTTCAGCCTCTCTATCCTACCTGCATAACCGCTTTTCGTGTTATCCTCTAAGCCATAATCTAGTGCTAAATTACAGACTTCGATTGCTTCTTGGTATCTGCCTTGTCTTTCAAATATGATTGCAAGTCTTTGGAAGGAGGGAACGAATAGATTAAAGGTAACGGTTTTGGCTTGCTCTAGAAATTTTTTGCGCTCTGCCTTACTATATATTTGGCTATTTGATAGATTTATATATAACTCCACCCTCTCTTTTACATATTCTTTCTTGAATCTAGGGAATAAAGCAATATCATCCCTGCAATATCTGATGCACCTTTCAATCCATTCTGGGCTTTCATCTCTTCTTTTATAAAACAATTTAATAAAATGATTAAATGTAAAGTGTAAGTCTATTGCATTATTGCTTCTTGTTATAGATTCATTAAGCAGTTTATCTGCCAACTCAAATTTTTTCTTACCAATCGCCCAGTCTGCATAAATCCAAAGGAAACTGGACGCTGTTTGTGTTGTACTAACTTCTACTTCCGGGCTATCTATATATTTTGGATCGTCAAACCCACCTAAAGAAAGGGCGGAGCATTGCCTAATAAATTCTCGCTCTTCAGGCAAAAGAGAATCCCAAAATCCAGATAGTTTAAGGAATGCTATTTTCCCCCCATATTTCTTTCGCAGCTTTTTTCCCTTTATCCTTAAAAAATTGAATAACATCTAGGTTGCTTTTCCTTTCTTCTGTTCCCTCCTTGCTTTTAACCCCTGAAGAAATATTTTGAGATTTTCTTTTTCGTCATCAGTCATCCCTTTGAGATTAGAAAATTGTAGGGTTATATCGGGCCCAAGCTCCTTCATGATCCGGGTCACTTCATCATCCAGTGTGGTGTTAAGTGACATAGTCTCTTTGCGATTAGGAGTGCGGCAGAGGAGATAATCGGTACTGCAATCGAGGATGTCTGCCAACTTTTTTAGAGTATGAGAATCAGGAATCCTATTTAAGGCAGGATTTTCATACTGGGAAATGGTAGAGCTGCTTTCTAAATTCAGCATTTTGGCAAGCTCGGTTTGTCTTAACCCTTTTTCTTCTCTTAGATATCGAAGGCGTTCTCCAAAAGTATTCATTTACACAACCTATCCTTATATTGATTAAGCTTTTACTATTTTATCACGTTACGTGAAAAATATAATTTTTTTTCACAAAAATAAAAAAATAGGGTTGACTTTCATGCTGCGTGAATTATAATGATATTAGTTGATTTCACGCAGCATGAAACAGAGGCGGTGGCATAATGAAACCTAAAACATTGCTTAAATTAACTAGAGAACGAAAAAATGAAACGATAACAAGCATGGCAAATAAGCTTAATATCTGTATTAGCAGGTATTACATGATAGAGTCCGGCGAAAGGCCGGCCACTCCCGACATCGCAGCTCGGATATCTGAAATCTTAGACGTGAAGCAAGAGGATATTTTTTTGCCCCAAAGCTTCACGGCACGTGATGAAAACCGTTTCACAGCCTAACAACGAGGGGAGGTGATTACCCATGAAATTACAAGACCTGCCAAAGGAAACGATGGTTATTGGCATAGGTAACGCAGAGAGGGAAGTTCCCTATGGCTCACGGTTTACAAAAGAAGAATTAAAGAGAGCTGAGCCGATAGTTAAGCACTTGGAGGGTTTAACCATCAACTCAGCTGCGAGTTAAAGGTGTTTGCATGATGTTCACCCCCTTCCCTGTGTGGTATGGGTAGCTTGGACACCTACTTTCTTCGACATAGGGAAGGAAAAACCTACTAAATTGTCAAGGAGCGAAATAAGGAGGGCAGTCTGATGGCAATCTACACCCACAAGCGTACCGGAGAACTCATCTCAGTCGTTCAAGGCGATGATGGCAACTACATCAGCGATGAAGAATTCGACCGTGTCGCCAGACTGCTCTTTGAGATGGCATATCCCATAGATGGTGAAGAAAGCGAGGAATCCGCTTAGTTTTTCTTCTATCCTAACCCGGAAAGGGGGTGACACGATGACCAAAAGAGCCACATTGCAACATGAAAACAAGCCGAATCTGCTAGGACAGGCCAGGAAAAAGGCAGGAGTCTCCAAGGCGGCTGTCTATGAAGAACTTTTCATCGACCACCGGAAACTGCGGGCATATGAGACGGGGAATGAACCACCGGCAGTCATCGGATTCGTCCTGGACGCCGCAGAGCTCTACGGCGACCCCACGCTGCCTGAACGCTATTTTGCTCAATGGCTGGGGCGGAAAATCGAACCCCGCGACCTACCCGGTGCAGTTCTTGGCATCCTGGCCGAGTACGATGACGTCCGCGAGATCCGGAGCCGGCTGATTGAAATCGCCGAGGACGGCACAATCGACGAAAAGGAACGGGCAGACTTCGACCGGGTTATGGCGGAGCTCCTGGAGCTGGAACAAAGGATTGAATCGCTCCGGTACTGGGCGGCAGAACACTTATACCGGGGAGAAAGGGGGAAGGCAGCATGATCAGATACGAGGGCACAATCGCAGGCTTCCGCACATACGCCCTGCCAACTCTCAGACGGGCTGCTATGAAGGGGCTAAGCATCCGGGATGACAGGCAGAGGATACAGCGGGAGCTGCGAAAGGCGGAAGTGAAAGACGTTCGGGACCAGGTCCTGCGGGGACCGAAACCGGCAGCGTAGGGGGTGGTTGAGTGAACTGGTGGGGGCTCAGTTTCATTGGGATGTGCATCGCCGCCTGTGCCGTGCTGTTTCTCCTCATCCATCTGGACGACAGAGAGGCCGAGAGACGGGAAAGAAGGGCGGTTGAGACCATCAGGCGGATGGCTGAAGACGAAAAGATCGTTTTTCTCGAGGACCAGAGAAGGGGGGTGAGGTAGATGGAGACAGGATGCAGCTACACAGCGAAACAGGCGGCGCCGGGGCCAGAGGGAGCCGCCATCGACAGCCAACTGGAGCAGCTGGCAGAGGCTATTGACGGGTATGGGAAACTCCTCAATATGCTTACAGCGATTGCATGTGTCCAGGCGCCGGATGTGGAGGCGCCACGGTCCGAACTCGTGCCGGACACGATCGCCGCTGCGTTGGAACAAAACACGGTCAATCTCGTCAGCTGCAATAGCATGCTAGAGAGCGTTTGCTCCCTGCTGAAAAAACAACTTGGCCAGATAAAAATCATTCCGTGAGGGGGGAGAGCCATGGTAAAAGTTGACCAGGTCGTTTCCTGGATATACCGGGGGCGCAGGCTCAAGGGCATCGTCAGGGCAGTTGTGGAGCCGGGGGAAGACGCCCTCCAAAAGTGCCCGCACCTGCAGTTTACTCCAGAAGCACGAGCACACTTCCGGCATGTGTCAGATGTGCGCCGGGTACTGATTGAATCGCACAGGGACAGCCCGAACGGCCGCCGGCATTATGCGAGGTTTTATATGCCGCCACTGTCGGCGATTGAAAGGGGCGAGGCAAGTGGCTGATCTGTTGATGTTGGGCGTGTTGGCGATATTGGTAGGTGCAATAGTCGAGAGCGCAAAGAAATAAGCGGCCCCGCCAGGCCGCCTGAAAGGTGGTGAAAAAATGTCGATTCCTATGCTTGATAGTAGCACAAAGAAGCGGAAATCTCAAGAGCACAAGAATCACTGGTTCCGCAAATACGCCGAAACTGTACCCGTGCAATACTTGGCAAATGCCTTGGTAGGCGCAGTCCGGGTGACGGTATATACCTTCGGCAGCGATAGGGAAAAGATGCGGAAGATACGAGAGCTCGTTGAAATTTTTGACGAGCTGGATAGGTAGAGAGTTCCGGCCACACCCCCAGGTGGCGCCCGGTGGGGCCGGATAAATCTTGCAGGGGGCGGCGTGGTGGGGACACGCTGGGCGTGAAGGAAGTAACGGCGGGAGCGCTCCTATAGGAGTGGCCCATAT